ACCAGCGTCAACCGGACACCACCAGCAGTGGTGTCCACCACCGACGTGATCTCCCGCACATCCCCCGTACCGATCGAAGACAACGCATACGAACGCTGATCGGCAACCGTGTTCAACGTGTACGTCTTCTCAAAGAACGGCCAGCGACGCTCCAACGCAATCATCCGGTCGTAGCCGTCTTGGATGTACATGTTCAGCAACGTGTCCGACAGATCGGTCGAATCCATGTCGACAATCTCACGGACCTTGGAGCGAATGTCAGCCAGATTCACCCTCACGCTCCTTGATCTCCCGGGCCATCTGCCTCAGATGCCCCATGCAATAGTCCGTGCCCTTAGCCCGATGCCCCTGACACGTCGCCTCATTCGCCATACAACGCGTGTGACCGGTGTACGGCATACCCCCCGGAGGTGCGGGACGAGAACCTTCTGGTGACGCGGCAGGACGAGAATCCCGCATCGCAGACACGCCGTACAGGGAATATGCAGGTACACCAGCCATCACTAAAAGGCCAGTTCGTTACCCAAATGGGAAAGCGGGGGGCCGAAGCCCCCCGCCGTCACCGTCACTATCCGCCTGATCAGGCAGTACGGGCAGTGAGTTTGCCCTGCTTCTTCGCGTTACGGCAGGTCAGGTTGCCGTAGCAGAAGATCAGCGCGTAGCGGGCATCCATGTTCTCAGGACGGACGAACTCCGTCTGCTGGAACCACTTGCCGCTGTGCCCAACCAGAGTCAGGTACTTGGAGTTGATGAAGTACATCACACCAGCGGTGCAATCCACGTCGTAGACCACCGGGGCGGCCTTGAACAGAAGGTTCTGGAACCCGCTGTCAGCCGTCTTGGTGTCGGTGTAACGGAGTTGCGGCGTAAGCAGCGACTCGTACTTCTCAAACAGGGTCTGAGTGGTGAGCACCATGTCCGGATGGTCGTTACCAACCGAAACAGTGTTGTAGGCGGTGGTCATGTCAGCCGTGGTGAGAGCACCAGCGCTGTTCTCCTCATACGACTGCCAGAACTCGTTGCCGACGGTCGCGCGGTTGATGCCACCGACAGTGCCGGAAGCCTCAACAATGTTGCCGAGACCGTCCCAGTCCTTGCCGGAGTTGCCGGTGCCGTCACCGAAGAACATGGCGTTGAAGCCTTCCTTCATGGACTCCTCGGCCTGCATGACCTTGGCCTCCAGAAGGTTGATGATGGCCTGCTCGCCGTTGTTCTTGGCCTCTTCGATGCCGGAGATCGCGATGGAAACGGCGTACTGCTTCCAGTCGTACTCGGCGGCGGAGATGCCTTCCTGAGCGGTCAGCGAAAGCGTGTCGTAACCAGAGTACGACGCGACGGTGCTGTTCTCAGCGTAGATCAGCGGCTCCACAATCTTGGTGCCGCCATCCACCATGCGGATCCGTCCCCGGTCCATAAGGTGGTTGGTGAGCGGACGAGCGTTGAACACGTTGTCCGTGAGTTGATCGCGATAGTTCGCGATGGTGGTCGACAGCAGGCTGTCGAAGTTGGTGTTACCAGCCATTGTTGATTCTCCCTAGAGAATTAGGCGACGCCGTACTCCCGCTTCGCGGCATTCCAAGCGTCGGAAACTGAACGGATTGGAGCCGATTCCGACTGTCCTTCACCAGCCGCCCCAGACCCGCCAGCAACCAAACCTGCACCCCGCTTCGCATCCAGCACCGCCTGCTCCTGAGCAGTACGGTCACCCGCCAGTTGCTCGGCGGCCTGCACGCGGGCCACCAGCCGGTCGTAAGCAATCTGCTTGTAGACCGCCTCAAGATTCGTGCTCCCAGACGCAAGCGCCTGAGACACAACCTCCTGAGGATTGAAATCGTCTCCATATGTGGTTTGCAGTCGTGCGACTTCCTGTTGGAGTTGCTGATACGCCCTGTCCTCTTCAAACTGGCGGATCCGGTCATCAAGTTCTTTCACTCGGGCTTCAACTGGGTCGGCCCACTCAGACTCCTGAGCCTCCGCAGTTGCCTGATTGGCAACCTGCTGAGCCTCCGCCTTCGACAACCCGTAATGGGTTTGCAGAAGGTTGATGGTCTGCTTGGGATCGTTCTCCAGCGCCTGAGCAATTGCACTTGCCCACTGAAGTTGCTGTCTCTGCTCTGCCAGTTCCTGCGTCTTGCGGGTGTAATCCGCTTGACGGCTGTAACCGGCCACCGCCTCTGACAACGGAACCCTCACGTCCTCACCGTCGACCTTGACCGTCACATGATGGTCAGAGAATTCTTCGACGTTCAGGATTGGTGCATCGTCCGCCACATCTGGCGTTCCGCCCACATCTCCAACTTGTCCGTCTACGACGGGGTCTACTTGCGGGGCATCAATCGTGTCACTCACTATGTCTCCAGAGTCCATGTCGGTTGCTCTAACAGAGGGCCACCGCTAGGGGAAACCCTCCATATAGATAGAAAAACCGTTACCTAGGTAGCGCTAGGGGACCGCTAGAGATCGTTAGATGACGCGGCGGGACAGCACACAGCACTGCAAAATGGCGATCCCATTGGAGAAATGGCGGGTTTCCAGATCGAACGTCGACGCCAACGTCACATACATCGCGTCGGACGCCACCTCATAACCCGACGAGGTGATCACACGAATCTTCGGTTCGTGCGGCACCGGAAACCAGTCGTCATCCAACGAATACGAGTCATGCCACACAATCTCAACTAGCGGCGGTTGACCTGCCTCCGGCCACGATCGATCTGGTTCTTCAGTTCGTTTGCCGCCCACACGCACACCCCAACAACGATGATCAATACGCCCAATAGCACGGCACCAGCCGTCTTGGCGGCCGTCACCACAGGTGACGGCACGCCCAATACCTTGCACTCAGAATGTCCGTAGCCGTCTCACACTTGTGACGGGCACGGAACGACTTGCGGCGAGCCTTGCCACGATCCGTCTTCGGATCCGACCCCTCAGTCGTCACACCCTGCTGACCGAACCGGATCGTTTTCGTCTTGCCCTCAGAGTTGCGGGCAACAACAATCCATGACTTGGTCGGATGGTTCGGTGTGCGCTTCGGCTTGTTGTAATCCGACACGCCAGCGTTCACCAGTTTCGGGTCACGCTCAGCCATCTGTCAGTAATCCATGTTGTTGCGACGCGTCGCAGAACGACGCGGCGCGGCCTTCTTCGCAGGAGCCTTCTTCTTGGCACCATGCGACTTGCCTTTCATCAGACTGCCATCAGGCATCCTGTGAAACCCGGGGGGAACCTTCTTTGGCTTGTTCGGCATCACATTCCTCCACTATTCGGTAGCGCCACCCCAAGACGGGACGACAACGCGGCTAACACCGCAGGATCAACACCCGACAGTTCCATCGGGTTTGCCGCCGGGGGAGCGGCCACACCAGCCGGACCCGCCGGAGGCGGCTCAGGCATCGGCACAGGCATCTGGGCAGGCACAGCCTCAGGAGCAACCTGATCCTCAGGTTGCGGCGTTTGGATGAACTCGCCCGGATTCTTGATGCCAAACCCGAACTGCAACACGTGGGCGGCCAGCCGCTCCACGTTGATCACACCAGCAGACGCAAACGGGGCCATCGCATCCACCATCTGAAGAGCCGACTGGCGGCGGAACGACTCATTGTTCGGCGCAGTAGAACCCGCCTCAACCTCATAGTCGAACTCGCCAGAGATGTAATCACGATCAAACGTGACCCACATCGGCACCCCATCCTTGCCAGTCACACGGGCAACCTGCTGACCCGTCATGTACTGCTGGGCCAAAGCCACCATCCGGATCGCAACCTCAACGATCGCACCCTCAATAGTCGCCAACTTGTCAGCCGCACGTGCGTTCGCCGCATCCTGCATGATGGCCGCCTCCGTCGCCGTGCGACGGATCTCCGGCAACGCGCCACGCTGATACTCCGACACCCCAGTGATCTGCTCCACATCCCCTTGGATCATCTCCGACTGGTTGTAAAACTCTGGGGGAGTGATCACCGCAGGGAACGGAGCCACCACATTCGACAGCGGCTCATCCGAAGCAACCGGCACCAGCACGTTGTCGTAATCAGACTCCAACGCTGAACGGCCATCACCATCAAACGCAGATTCCTTGAACAAGTACTTGCGTGAGAACCGCTTGCGGTGGTTCATCATCTGTGTGCGCGTCTCGTTCAACTCCCGCTGAAGCGGCTCAATCGCCTCCAGATCACCCATCGGATAGAAGTAATCCGGCACGTCATAGTTGCGGATCATCACAAACGGATGACCGAACGCGTACGGCATCTGAGTTGGCTTGATCAGGAAGTGGTCGCCACCCTCAGCAAACACCGACATCGTCTTGGTGCGGATGTCGTAGTACTCCCAGATGTCAACGTACGAATGGTTGTCGTCGTGAATCTTCTTCCGTCCCGTTTCGTCAGCGAAACGTGACGTAGACGACGGAGCCACCCGATCCCGCGCCTGCTTCGCATACCGCTTGTCGGCCTTCACATCAGCCAACGGGCGACGGATCCGCTGAGCAATCCACTTGGCGTCCCGCATCGACGTGGCATCCGGATCGATGAATACATCGAACGGAGACACACGCTCAACAAACGGACGGTCTTCCACCACCACAATCGACGGTGTCACTTCATTGCCGAGCGCGTCAGCATCTGACGGCTCGTCACCAGACTCAACCGTTTCCTCTTCGACATACCGGTAGCCGCACTTCAGCCAGCCATGACCGACCACCAGAAAATCTTTGACAGCCCGACGGAACTCTGGCTTCACCTTGTAATGCCGCCACCAATAGTTGATGACCGCCTCCGTGATGATCGCCTTCGGCGCATCATCCGGCTTCGTCGCATTCACCGCAATCTTCGGATAGTTCACCGACACCGACGGAGCAATCACGTTCACCGTAGAGAACGCAATGTTGACCAGCAAACGATCCTCATCGGACGCAAACTCGTAATGACGGCCCCGATACAGATCAATCAGTCGACGCCACGTGGAGTCGTAACCTTCCTCACGACGCCACCGTTTCGACGTAGCAAGATGCTTGCGATACTTGCCGAGCCGATCGGCATTAGATGGGCGTGCCATCAGCGGCCCTCAGGCAGGTGAACCATGAACGACTGGGCTGTGCGCCCCATCAGGTTCCACACGGCAATCAGACCGGCGATAGCGGCCGCCTTGAAGAACGACACATCGAACACTGCGGCCGTCAACGGTGCGGCAGTAGCACCCGCGACAAACGTCGCGACTGCACGCCTGAAAGCGTCACGGTAATCCATCATCATCTCCCTTTGTCCAGATGCCATTCGATGTGGTCATCCACTCGTTCGCTGACGTGATCCACCTTGCGGTCGATCGACTGCAACAAGTCGCTGTTGCGGGCGTGATCCCGGTTGTTCTCACGTCTGGTGCGTTCAATGAGAGCCACCAGCACTCCAGATGGGGCCAGCAAAGCAACAGCGATCTGGACCCACGACGGCACCTCACACCCACCGGTTTCCGACGTACTCAATTTCCCGGCCGTCACGCTTCGCAGAATCGATGATCTCCCGTTCCTGCTCCTTGATCGTGGACTGGCCCCACATCTCACGGCCCTGCTGGAACCCGAAACTGATTCCCGACGCATGGCATCGGAAACAGATCGAACGTGGCGTCTCAGGATCGACTCGGAACTGTTTCCCGCAGTCGGCACAAATCTCACTGCCCATACACACATAGGGCAGATCGTTACCTAAGGGTTTCCGGCCGAAACCGGCCGAATCACATTCGTTTCCGGAAGTTGTGGGCACCAATCGGCACCCGTTCAAACGCCGATCCCTCATCCACCACGAACCGTTCAAACCAGCCAAGGCTGTACTTCGGCAACGGCTGTTCACCCCGGTACTCCGGCAACCACACGTACTTCAACATCTGGTTCGCAATCGCCAACGACATCACACGGTCATCATGCGGAGATCCGTGCGTGCGGCCATTCTGATCCCGCACAAACGTCCGCAACTCTGCAATCGTCCGATCACACGGAATCCCAACAGCCGCATCGCGCAACGCCGCAGACAACTCGTCCAACGCCAACGGCTTGGACGCCGACGTGGTCCGCCAACCCAACTGCTCCGTCGCCTCCGGATTCCTCTGCTGAAGCCTGCGAGTCCGGTACAGATTCCGATACCCGTACCGCTGGGCCGCCTTCAACGTCGTCAAACCGTGGTTGTTGTTCTCCACACCCAACAACGCAGTGTTGAACCACCAGCCAATCTCCGACAACAGATTGCCGTACAAGTCAGGTTCCACATGCCCGTGCCAGTGCGCCACCAGCGCACCATCACGGGCGTTCAGCACATGGCACGACGAATAGTCGCCATGCGACAACCCCTCAGCAACGTCAGCGCCAATCACGTACACGCCATCAGGGGATGGCTGGGACCACACAGCAAACTCGCCGTCCTGAGTCGGCCGATATTCCATGTGTTTCGGAGACAACACGTGCACGAAGCCGCGTGTTGGCTCTACCGTCGCAAAGCCGTCCAACACGTCAACATCGAACACAGGGTTGCCGGACTTGATGAACGCCTCATCTGGGGACCGCGGATACTCCTGATGTAACTGCCATCCCGGCATCGACCGCTGTTTCGCCTCATACCAGTCGTCATCGCGGTCACCGGCAGACCACGGGAAGAACAACCCTGAGAACAGGTTCGTGCCGGTCTGGGAACCAGTCCACAGATGATGGAAGAAGTTGCCGGACCCGTTCGCCGTACTCAGACAGATCACACGGCCGCCTACGTCTGCGACCGGCTCAATGGACGCCCACGCCTCTTCGGGGTTCGGCAAGAACGCCATCTCGTCCACGATCACCAGATACACCGATTCGCCACGGGCAGGGTCGTTGCCAGACGGCAACGACTCAATCGCTGACTCGTTCTCAAACAACAACTTCAACTGGTTATCAACCACCAGCGACGGGCCACGTTCCTTCAGCCACTGAGGCATGAACTTGTACCCGTACTTCGACTTCGACAGCAGTTTCGCCGCTTCACGCTCCGTACGGGACAACATGACCACGAACCGGTCAGGGAAGAAGAACGTCAACCAGAACGCATACGCCGCCGCAAGTGTGGAGAACCCGATCTGACGGGCCTTCAGAACAACCGAGTACCGGTTCCCCAGCCAGTGTTCGATCGTCTGGATCTGTGCGTCTCGCAACTCAAACAGGATCCGGCCGTCCTGTGGATGTTTGATGTGCCAGTAGTGCTCACAGAAGTAAGCGAACGCTTCCGCAAGTTGTTCGTTGGTGGCGTTTGCCGGACCACGGCAACGCCGCCACTCCCGCTCATCTAACAGTGATTCAAGATCCATAGATCAGTCGCGGGGCACCTGCACCGCATAGTTCACACGTCGACGGAATCCCGGTCCATGCACCGGCCGCATGACCACCGCCATCGACAGAGTCTCGCCAGCGTTGCTCCACAACGCCACGTCACGGGAACCGTTGCCAGAACCAGTGGCGGTCTTGAACGTGGTCGTAAACGCCTCTATAGACGACGAACCAACACCCGCACCGTCAGCAGTACGCAACGCCGCCTTAGCAGACACAATCGCATGAGTACCGGCACCAGACCCGCTGGCAACCTCCACAGCGGTGCGCAACTTGATAGCCGTCTGCGTGCCAGCACCGGACCCTGTGGCCGCATCAACAGCGGTCCGCAGTCCGGTGGCAGAGTCTCCAGCGGTGGCACCTCCGGTACCGGTTGCGGTGCGGGGAACAGTGACAACACCGATGCTGGTGGAGGTTCCGTCGCCAGCGCCGCTGGCGGTACGGAACCGCACTTTGAAACTAACGGTGGAACTGGAACCTAGACCTGAACCGAATGCGGTTTGTTGAACAACGACAGCACCCTGATATGAGGCTGATGTTGACCGGTAAACAATCGTCGGATCGGTATAGGCGTTCTGGATCGGGCCAGTGCCTTCAAACGTGACGTTGGGTGTGTCGTACCCGTAGGTGTCGTCGTAGATCAACGACATGATCAATCACCCGGAACGATCTGTACCCAACTGGTCGTGTCCTCGTCCCAAGTATACGGCTGGCCGTCATCAGGATAGGCAACTGGCGGATCCCACAGACAAGTGGTTTCGTTCAGCACCCATGACGGGTATGGCTGGGGCGGGATGAAAGCGTCACGGCCCTGATCGTAGGTGTAACCAATCCCCGCATAGTTTCTACGGAACGGGGCACCACCGAGGATGTGTTGATTTCCGTAAGTGTTGTACGAAGTACGCTTGCAGGTTTGACCGTGGATATCGCCGTAGTAAACCTCCCAGTCAGTTACGCCTTCAACAAGATCATTTTCGTCACGACCAACAAACACGTTTTCAACAACATTGTTACCGTCAATCAAAGCATAATGAGCCATCAGAGCGACCAACTTACAGTATCCGAACCAGCAGTAAATGTAGCAACAGTATCTCCGCCAACAGTTGCAGTAGTGTAAGACAGACCCGCACCAACAGTCATCGTAAATGCAGAAGAAAAACGTAGAATAACTGTGCCTGATCCGCCGTTGCCAGTACCAGTAACGCCAGCACGACCGTTGCCGCCACCACTTCCAGTGTTAGCACTGCCGCTAACGCCACGGTTCCCACCGCCACCAGCACCACCTGTACCGCTTGAAGCGCCACCTCCTGCACGGGTAACAGATGATCCCGTAATGGTAGACGCAACACCATCACCACCATGACCAAAACCATCGGTGTGACCGGTTTCTCCAGCACCGCCTCCGCCACCACCAGTTCCAGCAACACCACTAATTCCGGGGCCACCGTTATATCCCTGATTAGCAGTTCCGGCACCTCCCGGAGAACCGTAATAACCGCCCGCACCAGAACCAGAACCACCAGAGCGTCCTGAAGTTCCCCAGCCCGGACCACCTCCGCCACCAACAGTTGAAACGGTGTTGAACAAAGACGTTCCGCCTTGGCCACCTCGGCCTCCGCCACCACCAACAGTTACCGAAAACGCTTCTCCCTTTGTCAACGTCAACGGAGTTTCCGCCGAAGCGCCACCACCGGACTGTTCAGAGTTCCAAGAATTTCTGTAACCACCAGCGCCACCAGCACCACCTTCTTCCGCGCCAGCAGAAGTAACACCAATGTTGCCGCCTCCACCACCAGCAATAACCAGATACGCTACGGTCAAGTCAGGATCAAAAAGCGGTTTCGCACGTTTGTATTTGGCTCCCGTCAAACCTGAAGTTGAAACAGAGGACAATGCCATGACTTACGAAACTTCTGATCCGTAGGCATGAAACGACATATCGCCAGATGAAGCATATGCTTCAAGAACATCAGTGGCATCAACGGTGATACCAATAGTCAAAATAATTGTGTCGTTAGCATCAATGTTTGCATCGTAAGTCAAATAGTGCTGGTTAGCCAACGTCGCACCGTTGGGCCGAACAGCAAGACGAAAAGTTCCTGCTGATGCTCCCCGGTTACACACCGTCACCGACGACACCACCGCCTCCGTAGCAGACGGCACCGTATACACGGCAGTCGCCGTAGTCGCAGACGGAGCCACCTGCCCCAAAACCTTATACGCAGTAGCCATATCCTTATGCTCCCATCAGCATGAACACCACCGGATACGGCGGTGTGATGTTGTTTACTTTGAAATCAAGAGAGTTCGTGTCAGCCGAACTGTCAATGCCCACCTTGGCTTGCAACGCCTCAATAGCATCATTAGCGTCAGCATGTTGCGTGTCATGCGGCGGGCTATCAAGAGTGTCAGTAGCCGTTGGATTCGTCAAAGAATCCAACGACGCAGGAAAACTAGTTGCCATCGTCTACCTCAGTTGCTTCCTAGTCCGAATGCGGCTGAAATTTCATCGACCGTTAGTCCCAACGCCGCCAACTTAGAAATGGCAGACTGCTTGGCGGCCTCTTGCGCTTCCCTAGCGTCGGCACGGGCCTGTTGGACGGCGGGCCATGCGGCATCAAGGTCGGCTTGTGACGGCTTCGGGGTGTCGCTGAGCCATGTCAGGCCGTCGTAAGTGTCACCATCCAACGTCCACTCAGCATCGGGATAGTTGGCATTCAGGACGGCGGCGTAATCGGTCACGCTGACACCTCCAAAGCAGTAATCGACGAGACTGAGCGCGGGTAACCGGGAGAGTCCGTGTCAACCGAATGTCTGTTGATGTAAACCGTGTTCCCGGCGACTCTGACCCGTGCTTGATAAGTCGTTGCCGAAGTCGTGTTAGGACTGTCCAAAAAATGCCAGTTGCAGTTGTCAGGCCGATTAGCGCCAGTTGTGGATGCTGCCCACGAACTTTGTGTGCGGCTTCCTGCCGCATCACCAACGCCGATCGGCGTTCCTCCTCGTGTGATGTCACCAAAAAACCAGTTGTCGGCGTTCATACCGATTTGACTGAGGCTCAAAAAGATGAGGATTTTGCTTGATGTTGCTGACGGTGTGATGGTGATTGACAGGCCGGTGATGTTGGTCAGGCTTGTGCTACTTGTTGAGAACGTGTCGGTTTTGGTGGTGGACACAACCTGCAAAATCTTGCCGTGACTGATCGCCTCCAACTGGGCAACCTTATAATCCAACGACGAAACAACAGCGCTAGAATCCGCACCAACCTTCGCCTGCAAAGCCTCAACAGCATCATTCACATTCGCATGCTGAGCACTATGGCTAGGCGAACTCAGCGAATCCGAACTGGTCGGATTCGTCAACGCATCCAGCGACGCAGGAAAGTTCGTAGCCATCCGATCAGTCCAACGTCAAAGTCAGGCTGGTGATCTGGAACGTGTCGCCCGCCTCAAGGCTGGCGGAACTCGTCAGAGAACCGGTCCACAGGCAGTTACCGGCACTGGCGGCATCCCACGCAGACCAATGAGTCACTGTCTCCGTGGTGGACACGTTCGTCCAAGTGACGTTCGCCGAGGTCACCATCGAACCGCCACTGGCGGCACTGAACGAAGCCGACTGGCGGGTCGTTTCACCAGCCGCATTGGCGGTGCCGTCCTCACCGGGGTCACCGGTGTGCAACTGGAGGTACGGGGTGGCAACGCTGAAGGCGGTGCCGCCAATGGTGTCCAGCAGTTTGTTCTCTGCGTAGTTACTGATGCTCATTCAGTCATCTCCCAAGCCGGTTGTTTCGGGCTGTGGTTCCCCGTCGCAACATGTGTCTTTCGATCCGCATTCAGGACACCTCCACCGGCACTGAACCGACGGATACTCGGATCCACAGTTCTGGCACTCGGAGAAACTGCCCATCACCCATAAGGACAGATCGTTACGTAACCGCCCGCAGGCCCGAACGCGCTTCGCGCTCACGGGCCGCCATCGACGCAATCAACTCATCCAACTCGGCATCCGACAACTGAGACGCCTTCCGATCGTGATGCACCTCAACCTGAGCCGGGGCCATCTTGTCCATCGCCTGCAACCACAACTGGGCCGCACGAACATCCCCATCCAACGCCTTCGCATGCAACGTGTCCAACACCGACTGCGTCCGCTCAGGAGACCCCTGAGTCGACCGCGACCGTGTCTCCCACTCCGTCCGGAACCCGTCCTTCTTCTCCCAACGACGCAACGTCGTCACATCCACACCCAACAGATCAGCAAACGCCTGCTTCGTTGCAGGGCGACGCTCACTGGGAGCAGTCACCAGCCAGTCCAGATAGGTGGTCTGCTGTTCAGTCAGCAACAGTTCGACGTGTTCGGCCATCACTCTTAGGTCGGATCGTTACCCGATCCTCCCTAGTGGGGGGTTGATGTAACGATGTGTCCTATAGGTAGTTGTCCGTTGGAGGGGGGGACAGCGAACGAGCGGAGCGAGTGAGCAGGGGGGGAGGCTACGGCTCCGGTTCTTCTTGTTTCTGTTGGCGCGTCCAACGCCTGAGCGTTGGCGCGGGATACACAGCCGGAAGGTTGTTCCCACCAACCCCCTTTCCGACCTTTTTTCCGACCATTTGTATCGTTCGGCACCAGAAACCGAACGCCCCAAAGG